TGAGAAAGCCGGTATATTTCATACACCCGGAACGCGATGGCGTCCCAGGCGTCGCCCTGTTTCGTCGTATAGGTCTTTTCCATGGCGCCCTCCTTACCCCATCGCAGGCTCCGGCTTGAATTTCTTCCGGCGCTCCTCCGCTTTCAGGCGCTTATACAGGCGCTTGAACTCCTCAAAGGAGATCCGGGTGGCCTCCTCCACCTCCTCGCGGTCTGCTTTGCCGTAGAAGTTCAGCACGGGGGAGAATACGATAGTTTCCCCGTCGCCGCCCTCCTGGCCGTCTGCGCCGCCGGTCGGTTTCGGTTTCTTTGTGTATTCGTCCAGCATGGCCGCCAGTTTGGACAGTGGCATGACGGCCTCCGGTTCCCCGCCCTCGCCGATCTCCGCCAGGGTGGGGGAGGTGGCCACGCCGCCCTCCGCCAGTTGCGGGATCGTGGGGATATTGAACCCCAGTGTTTTTCCGCCCACGCCCGGCACCCAGTCCGGGATCGTCACGGAAATGCTGTTGATCTTTGAAAGCACCCAGTTAATGGCCGAAATGACCCCGTTGATCGGTGCCTTGGCCAGGTTCACGATCATGCCGAACAGATTTCCGAAGATGTTTACAATATTCTGCCAGGCGGCGGACCAGTTGCCGGAAAATACGTTGCTGATAAAGTCGATGATATTTTGAAAAATCGCTTTCACGTTATCCACCGCCGCCTGGATACTCTCCCACCACCCCTGCAGGTAGGCGCCCAGCAGGGGGAATTTTTGGCCGATGGCGGTGATCGCGTTCCCCACCATGTTGGAAAAGTTGGTCCAGATCTGGTTCACCGTGTTGCCGAAGTTCACCAGCCACGCCTTCACGCTGTCCCAGTTCTTATACAGCAGGACCAGGGCGGCCGCCACGGCCGTTATGATCCCCAGCGTCATTCCCATTGGGCTGGTCAGGAATTTCACCGCTGCGCTCATGGCCTTTGTGGCGACGGTTGCCGCCTTAGTCGCCAGTGTGCTGGCCTTTGTGGCCGCAGTCTGCGCCCAGGTTGCCGCCGTTGTCTTGGCCCGGATCAGTACGTCTTTTACCTCCAGCGCATACAAATAAGCGGTTTCTGCCTTGTCTTTGACCTTGGCCGCAATCAACTTTGTATATACCGGAACGATCTTTTGCAGGTTTGCCAGCATACCCTTTGCGTTTTTATAGGCACCCATGGCCTTGTTGGCTGCTCCCATTCCTACGGAAAGGGCTTTTGCACCAGCGGCCACGGCCAGCACCGTCCCCTTATGCTCCCACAGGAAGGACAGGAACGGCTTGGCCTTTTCGTATGCCTTGCCCGCCCAGTTTGCAAAGTCGCGGATCCCGTCCACCAGGACCGGCAGGCCGTCCGAAATGGCCCCGCCAGCCCAGTCGGCAAAGTCCCCGGCGATCTCTGCGATCACTGGGGACACCTCCTCCATGGCCTCCGTGATCTCCGGCATACTGTCCATAAGGGATTGATACACGGCGTCCGCCGCCGGCAGCAGGGCCACCTCCATCTGGCGGCCGATCCCCTGGATCGCGCTGTCCAGGTCGTTGTACTTGACCTGGTTGATCTTCTCCAGGGCGCCCTCGGTATCGTAGGCGGCCTGGGACGCGCCGGCCATGGCCTCCATGGCCTCCGTCCCCAGGTCCTCCCACATGGTGCCGAACAGGGCCACGCCCAGGGCGTCCCGCTCCACCTGGTCGTCAACGGCCATAAGGGTGTTGATCACGTCAAAAAATGCTTTGTTGGCCCCCTCGCCTCCGGCGGCAAAGGTGGCCATGATGTTCTCCGCGTTGTACCCCAGGGACGTGAACGCCTCCACCGTGCTGTCGCTCCCGTCAATGGCCCGGATCGAAAACTCCTTGATGGCGTCGCCCACCTTGTCCAGGTTCCAGGCGGTTCCGTCCGCCCCCGCCTGGAGAATGTTAAACATTCCATCCGCGTCAAAGCCCAGTTTTGCAAACTGGGAGGAATACTCGTTGATGGTGTCGATCAGTTCCCCGGAGTAGTCCAGGCCGTTTTGTGCGCCGGCCGCGATCAGGCTGAAAGCCTCCTCTGCGGAGGAACCGAAGTTCTTTCGGATGGCCTCCGCCGCCCTGGTGCTTTCCGCCACGTCGTACTCGAAAGCGTCCCGCAGGGCCAGGGCGCCCTCGGTGGCCGCCGTCAATCCGTTCTGGTCCAGGTTGGCCATGTTCCGGTTTACCATGGCCACCGCGTCGCCCACGTCGGCCACGCTGTCCCCGTAGTTGGCCGCGTACACGTCCTCCATAACGTCCCGCAGGCCCTCCAGTTCCTTCCCTGCTGCGCCGGTGGAGGCGGCCACCTGGTTGGTGGCCGTCTGCCATTCTCCACCCAGGTCGGCCAGGTACTTGGTGGCGGCGATGGCCCCGGTCCCCATCGCCGCCAGTCCCGCCGTCATGGTGGTGGATACCTTGTCGGCGGCCTTTTGTATCGTCGCCAGTTGCTTGTTGGCCGCTTTGGTGCTGGATCCCAGGGTCTTGTCAACTTTTCCCGCGATTTTTATGGCCAATTCCATGACCTTGCTTTTTGGCAATTTCCAGCACCACCTTTGCCATGTCGTTCAGTTCATCCAGCGGCAGGCCCAGGAACCAGTCCACACCGCTGTGCAGTTGGAGGGATAGGGCAATACAGCCCTTTTTGATTTCCGGCGGGTTTACTCCTCTCCATCCCCGCCGTAAAGAAAACCCGATACAAGGTTTTTCAGTTTCATGCTCTCCTGGGCCGGCAGTCCCCTGAAAAACTCAACGGGCAGTTTCGACGCCCTAGCCGCCATGTGGATGGCATAGGGGATCGTCATTTCCGGGATCGGCGTAATGCCGGTATCCCGGCCGGACAGTTTGGCCACGGCGCAAAGGTCCGCCGCCGTCATGTCCTCCATGGCGGACAGGTCCACCTCCGTGTACTCCCGCCCCTCGAATTTGTATGGCTTTTTGAATTTCAGGATCAGGCTTTCCTCCTCGCCCTCCTGATCTCCCGCCGCGCCCGCGGCGGCGGTTTTGGCTCCCTGTACCTTCTCCGCCTCCAGGGCGGCGTTTTCGGAGTTCTCGCTCATTAGATCATTTCCCTCACTTTCTGCAAAATGTCCACGCCCCGCACCTTAAAGGTGGGGTTCAACTTGTCCAGTTCGATCAGGCTTTCCCCGTTCACCTCGATCAGAATATAGGTCAGGTTCAGGGTCACGCCGCTGCCCATGGAACTGCCGCTTTTCACGCTCCCTATGGACATGGTGGCGCTCTTGCCGCGCACCACCACGCGCATGGACCGAAATTCCGTGTTTCCCTCCACGGTCAGCGTCTGCTGGGCCGCCCGGAGGGTCAACTGCACCGCCTTGGTCATGTCCATCATGTCCGCGGCCTCATGGTCCACCAGGCGGAAGGGGATCTCCATTTCCATGTTGGAGAAATGGCCCACGGTGGGGTCGTCCAGTTCGCCCAGGATCCCGGCGCCGGAAATGGTTTCCGCCATGGCCTCGAAGTCCGGCAGGGTGACTTCATCGCCCACGCCGATCAGGCGCTCCGCGTCGTTGTAGACGTTGTAACTATTGATTTTGCTGGGGATATTGGGGACGCTCATGGTTTATTCACCTCCACCAGTCAGGGCGGCCTCCAGGGCCTCCGTGTCGTATTCTCTGATATTCTCGATGTACTCCGCCGGGATATAGGGGGCCAGGTAGGTG